GATCACTCCTGGTCTAGCGGTGGGTGCGGATGTAGGCGGCGGTGACCTTGTACTCCAGGGCGAGAGCCTGAGGGCTCTCACCGGCCTCCAGGCGGTCCTGGATGTCCTGGCGGTCCTGGGGGGTGAGCTTGGCCCTGTGGCCCCTGGAGGGGCCGTGTAGCGGGTTCTGGCGCCACGGGGAACTCACAGGGCGCTCTCCTGGCAGGAGGTGCAGATACGGGCGTAGCCGTCGTCGTGCCTGTTCGGCTCGAACCACCGGACCATCTTCGTCTCCACGTGCTGGCCGCACTCCTCACAGTCACGCAGGCAGCCGCAGACGGGCACGGGAAGGGTGAAGGCGGAGGCGATGAAGCGCTCGTGTTGCTCGATCAGGAGCTCGTCCTCCTCGTAGTCCAGCTCGTCGATCACGTCCGGCTCGACCTCGGGGGCGGAGGAGGTCCGACGGGAGGACGCCGGGGTCCGCTGGTCATGGTCGCACAGCGACGACGGGGCGCAGCAGGTGAGGCATTCGATCACGGCCATGCTGGCCACAGCCTCGGGGGCGTGGAGGTCGTCACCACACCAGCAGGTGTAGGTGCTGGAGGAGTAGTCGTGCACCTCGTGCGACCAGCTGCTCACGGTGCTGGCGTGCTCCAGGCAGTGTGCCTGGCCCGCGTGGTCGATGATCCCGACGATCATGCTGTGCCTCCAGTGGTGCGTGTCGTGGTGACGAGGACGAAGCTAGGGCGGTGGTGGTGGTGCTGTCAAGCCCTGTTCTCAAGATAATCAGCGGCGCTCCTCAAGAGCGCCGGGTCATCCCTGAAGCGGGACAGGCCCGAATTACAGCCCGTGCACAGCAGCCCCCGGACGCACAGTCCACAGGAACCCTTGCGGTCGCAGCAGGCGTGATCGTGGTCGACTTCGAACCATTCGGTCTGCCCGGACTCTGTCGAGCCGCAGATTCCGCAGACTCCCCCCTGGTTGGCCAAGATCTCCTCGTAACGCTCCATGGACAGGTTGTACGTCCTGCGGAGCGTCTCCTCCTTCAGGATCCGCTTGTCCGTAGTCTCACGCCTCCTGGCCATGTAGGCCTTCATGTACGCGTTGTAGCACGCCCTGCACTTGTTGCTCACCTCTCGTGGTGCACCGCATGCACAGGGCGTGGTGGTGGGTGTAGTCATAGTCTTACGCTCCTAATCGCATAGATCTGCCTGATTACGCACCCATCTTAACGGATTGTCCAGGTTAATCAGCCCTCATGGTACGTATAACGTGACGCGCGGCACATGTACATATCTTGACAGCCGCGCGCAGCCGTGATCCATCCCAGCTCCCGCGATCCGGACATCTCACACCATGTCAGCACACGTCACACCATGCCATGCCGTGAGCTGCCGTGTCAGCCTATATCCGGACCCCACATGTTTAAACTGAGCGGCGCTAGGTGTGTGTGAGACCCTCCAGAAATGCGTCATGGATCCACAACGATAGTAACGCTCCGTAGAGCAGATCCAGGTCCCCCAGTCACCCTCCGTAGAACATTGGTAAAGAGTTGGCAACGTTCCAAGGATCCGAGTTGTCAAAACAGCGAAGTCCGGTCTCTCTCTTAAGTTGTAAGTTCTCCAACAACTTAGGGGGCTGACGCCCCCAGGCGGCAGACCCCGTTAGCTTGTACAGCCTGAGCAACCAGATGACAACTACAGGCCGCCCTTCAGGGGCGGCCCTACAGTCTCTAAGCTACTTAAAGTACTTAAGGGCACGCCTTCAGGGCGTGCCTCGAAGGCAGTCAAGCAACCCTCCTACGTCGGAATCTTATCCCCGCTCTCAGTGGTCAAGCGGCCGCACTGGTTGTGCTTCGCACAGGTTGTGCAACCTTATAGAGGAGACGCGATAAAAATGGCGAAGATCTACGTCGACGAGGAGACCGGGGAGACCGTCAAGGTCGAGCCGCGTCGGAAGCCTGGGCGGAAGAAGAACCAGTCTGTAGCGGAGAAGAAGGAGACGTACCTCAACTACCTGAAGCAGGGGCTCAGCGTAGCTCAGGCCTCCAGGGACATGGGGACCCACGAGCAGACCTACCAGTACTACAGGAAGTCTGACCAGAAGTTCCGCGAGACAGCGGACCGGATCAAGCTGATGGCCAACGAGCAGACCGCTGCGGTTGCTCGTGAGGGGATGCCCAGCTTCCCGGAGTTCTGTGAGGAGTATCTGGACACCAAGCTCTTCTCCCATCAGCTTCAGTGGTACGACGTCCTTGAGGGACGTCCTCCCCGGGATCTTCACCCGAACCAGGTGTTCAAGCAGGGTGACCCTGGGATGATCATCGTGAACACTCCTCCGGAGCATGCGAAGTCCACGACGATCACGGTGAACTACACGACGTGGAAGATCTGCCAGGATCCGAACATCCGCATCATCATCGTCTCGCAGACCCAGGAGATGGCGAAGAGGTTCCTCAGGGCGATCAAGGATCGCCTGGCCGGAGCGAACCACGCCTACAAGAAGCTTCAGATCGAGTTCGCTCCTGAAGGCGGCTTCGACGCGAACAGCTCGTCCTGGACAGCCGACTCGATCTACGTGAACGCAGAAGCCCGAGACTCCGGCGAGGCTACGCCTACCGTGCAGGCTCTGGGCATGAACGGCCAGATCTACGGCAACCGTGCCGACCTGATCATCCTCGACGACACCGTGACGGGAAAGAACGCCCATGAGTTCGAGAAGCAGATCGACTGGATTCAGCGAGAGGTCATCAACCGCCTCTCGTATCCTGGCGGAACTCTACTCCTCGTCGGGACTCGGTTGGCCCCTGTCGAACTTTACTCAGAGATCCAGAAGCCAGAGTGGTACGGACAAGACGAAGAGTCTCCCTGGACCTACCTCACCCAGCCTGCGGTCCTTGAGTTCGCCGAGTCTCCGGATGACTGGGTTGTTCTCGCACCCTTCACCAACCGACCCCCAGTCTCGCTCGGAGCAAGAAAGCTGGTGGAAGCAGGAGCGGACGGCCTCTTCCCCTGGCACTCCGGCAAGGCGCTCGCCCGACGGCGAGCGACGTCCAGTCCACAGAACTGGAAGATGGTCTACCAGCAGGAGCAGGTGGTAGAGGATGCGATCTTCCCGGCGGATAAGGTTGCAGCTTCCATCGACGGGATGCGAGCAGCAGGGCTCATGTCATCCGGCGCTCCAGGACATCGACCCCACGGCATGGACGGACTCTACGTTGTCGGAGGCTTTGACCCTGCAATCACAGGGCATGCTGCCGCACTGGTGCTCGGTGTCGATCGAGTGTCCGGCGTGCGGTACGTACTGGATGTTTGGACTGCGCCCAACCAGAAGCCGGACGACCTCTTTGACAAGATCAAAGACTGGACCGTCAAGTACCACATGAACGAGTGGGTCATCGAGAAGAACGCGATGAACCTGATGGTCACGCAGAACCGTGACCTGAGGAACTTCCTCGGCTCACGCGGCACGATCCTGAAGGAACACTTCACCGGCAACAACAAGAACGACATGGACTTTGGCGTGGCTTCGATGAGCATGCTGTTCGACGGAGCGAAGGAAGGCAAGGGCCTGATCAGGCTTCCTTCGCGCTCCCAACAGGAGGGCGTCAAGGCCCTCGTTGAGCAGCTGGTCACCTGGTTTCCGCAGTCCAAGGCCAAGCAGGACACGGTCATGGCGCTGTGGTTCGCGGAGACGCGAGCCCGGGACCTGGTGAACGATGTGGAGTCCGTCTTCCATGTCTCGAACGAGTTCCACTCGGCGAGAGACAAAGCGAAGAACGTAACGATAGACCTCGACTACCTGTCGCAGGCGAGTATGGCCGGAGGTTCCGGCGAGTGGTACAACAGCTGAGAGAGGGTAAGCGATGAAGTTCTCGGATGCCACGTGGCATGCCGTCGTTAACTTTACCAAGGGAGGTCAGGAGCAGGTCCAAGGGGTAGTAGTTCACATCATGGCTGGAACTCTGGAGGGTTCGCAGTCCTGGTTCAACAACCCCAAGGCGCAGGCATCTTCTCACTTCGGTACGGGAAAGGATGGTGAACTTCGACAGTGGGTCGACACCGCAGACCGAGCTTGGGCTCAGGCTGCTGGTAACCGCACACATCTCTCGGTCGAGAACGAAGGCCAAGGCGGCGACTCACTCACCAAGGCGCAGATCACTGCGAACGCCAAGGTGCTCGCTTGGGCTCACACCAAGTACGGTGTGCCGCTCCGTCTCGCGACGGCAGCGGACAAGCATGGCCTGGCTTACCACTCCCTTGGTGGTTCCGCCTGGGGCAGCCACCCGAGCTGTCCTGGAACGAAGATCATAGCTCAGCTTCCCGAGATCCTGACTGAGGCCAAGAAGATCCTGGAGATCAAGGACACTCCGGCCAAGCCCATTCCGAAGCCCGCTCCGGTGTA